CTTTAGATTGCTTAACAAGGTCTTGCGCACCCTTATAATCGCCGTTACTTGCTAATTCGTAAGCGGTTTTAGTATTGTTAGCTAATGCTGCATGAATCGTATTCTTCTGATCTTCTTTTTGTTCGCCAATCATCTTTGTTTGATAAAGATGAGTTTGTCTTTGCATTTGCGAGGCGAAGGTAGATTGTAACTGGCCTTTAATAGATGTTGGTGCTGATTCTGCAATCTTCGCTAACCCCATACCTACTTGGTCATTAGTTCTTTTAATTAACTCAGGCGTAATGCGATTACTTTTGCTCATCTCAACGTCAGCATCAAGCATGAGCCTTGAGCCTTGCAGTGATAACGTTGCATTTGCTTGCGTGTTATAGCTATCAGCAAAGTGCTTATCAAAATCGGTTATCGATGGCGGCAAGTCACCCGTTGGGTTTAATCCGGCTTTATAGCCAAGCTGGTTCGCAATATCCATGCTAGCTGATTGCGCTATCTTCGCGCCCCATGCGCTTAAATTATTAGCGGAAGCAGCAGCTGATCTGAATGCACCCCCAAAATCTGGAGCTGGCGAACCTTGCGCCGTTACAGTGCGATTATAGGTTGGTAGCTCTTTTGCCATCGCACCCGTTCTTTGTGGTTGATCTAATGCCGCCATAATTAATACCCGCCAACATTAGTAAATCCAAAACTTCCACGGCCAGTGGCTTTTGTACCGCTGAACGCATTATTTGAGCCGCCGAAATAATTACCTGGGTTAGACGAAATGTTATTGAACGCATTCGTTCTAAATTCTTTCCAGATATCATTCTCGTAAGCATCCTGATGAAGTTTAGAAATAACTCCACCAGCGCGAAGCGTGGCTTCCCTGCCAACCTGGTTAATGCGACGAGTTCGTTCGTCAGCATTGAAATTGTTAATGGCATTCGTAGATAAAGCGACGGCGCTACCCGCATTGGATCTATTGCCACGTGCCGCTTGAATAGCTGCTTGAGTTCCCAAAGCCATGCGTAGGTTTTTCATAGATTGCAAACTAGCATCTTCAGTTTCGAGTCTTGTCATATTAATATTGGCTTCAATGCCAGCTTGGTTGATCTTTTCACCCATGCGAGCCATATCAATTTGATTTTTACGGCCATACCAATCGACAACCATTCCAGCTGCTTGCATTGCCAATAAGAAAGCAATAGGCATTTTTATTCTCCTTAAACGTCTACTGTGTAGAATACACCTAGTAGAACTATGTTAAACGGGTCACTATGCTCTATTGTATAGGTTGTTTCATAAAAATCATCCCAACCTTTCATGATCGACATTTCAATATAACCGCGAGCTGGTATTGGCGGATCGCCAGGAATGACTTGATTGAAATTTCTTAATGCGATCGGTACCCCATTAATTGTGCCGCCAATCGTATCGTTAAACATAAAACGACAATATCTTATATGTTTTGGCTCGGTCAGTGCAGTTGCTTTCGGTGACACTAAGCCTTGCGATAAGGCTAACGGTAAGGGTTCAATAACGGTATGGATTGGAAAGCCTACATAGCCCGTACTGACTTGAACGGCTGCGCCATGAGCTTCAAACACGACTTCATTGTTATTGCCTTCAGCTTCAAAGCCAAAGCCATCACCAATCATTTTGACTTGCTGCGCATTGAACCTTGATAAGCCGGTAATAGTATCTGTTGGCGCGCCATCAAAGTAGGTTGCGCAATCCAACCTAGCATCTAAGCTTAATTCTTCTAAAAAGAAGGTTGCAGTTAATAGCCAGCCAATAACCGTACTAGTTGTACCAGCACTTGAGAACACATAAGCATTAACATCAGCTAACGCATCTTCTTGCGTGCTGTAAACCTTAAAAGTATTAGCAGTAACACCAATTACCCAATAATACGTACCAGTAACAATTTGTGGCGAACTCACTGGCAATGTACCCGTAGTTGCAAACTTTACAGCAGTAGGAACGGTAGTGCTGTAGTTAGATGCGACGGCGGTTAATGTTGACGAAGTAAATGCTGTGATGTTTATTGGAGCCGCTGCGACTGCAATCTGTCTTTCGTTAATAAACCAGCCACGGCCATTAAAGTTAGTAGCCGCTTGTCTAAACTGAGCATGGCCATAGGATTGCTCTAAAATACTTGGTGTCCATCCAGCAACATCTTCAGTAATTAAAGTTTGGAATAAAGCGAGCGTACCATTTTCATTAATGATGAGAACATATCGACTTCCAGCACGTGTTAAATCCACGAATGGTGCCTCATCTACTGGATTACGAATCACTTGCTCATTAGTGATAGAAACAATCGCTGATTGATAAGCATTATTAATACCATCCCAAACCAAGGTATGGGCATCGTTACCCGAAACGACGATGATTTGATTGTCGATGGCTCTAGGTTGCAAGAAATCAGCCGGTGTCGAATCTTGTAATAACAATGAGAAATTATTAGGGGTGATGGCATTTGTGCCAGATAGTGGACTCGAATAAACCCCTGAATTAGTGTGAACGGTAATACTGCGATAAGGCACAATGAAGCGAATGAAGTTGATTTCATCTGAGGTTGGAAACCAGCTGATCGCGTCATCATCGTCAGTTTGCATATCATTAAAGTCAGAATAATCATTAATGGCGCTTGCCCAAAAACCGTTAGGCAATGAATCTGTATTAGCAAACAATGATCTGTTTTGGAAGCTAGAACACTTTTGCGGCCAACCTCTAGTGTCGCTCCACGCTGGCTCAGTCAGCAAAGACAGAATGCCAGCGATTGGCGCTGTTGCATCAAAGTTTTGCTGAATAGCAATGGTTACATGAGTACTATCAGTAAAGGCCGTAATTCGGGCTACGCCACCACCACCAACATAAGCCCCACCAACATGCGCCGCTGTAAAAATGGCACCGCTAGCTGTAAGCGTTGCCGCTGCACCTGACACCGCTGAAGGTGTAAACGTCAAAGCATCATAGCCACCATTAAAGTCATAAACAGGCAAATTCTTAAATGTCGCATTAGAAAATGACCATGTATTTTGTACAATGACGGTAGTAGTACCAGTACCAGCGCCCGATATTGGGTATCCATTAACTAGGCCATGAATTAAATCATCTTTTGCTTCTTGAGCAGTTGTATAAATGGCTGCGGTAGTTGTGGATTGCGTACCGACAAAATAAGTAATGCCAGCCTTAATCTGGGGTGTCGTCTGTATCATCGTACCACCAGTAACAGTAAATCTTACTGGATAGACTAAGCCAGCAACAAAAGGCGCTGCGGCTGCGGCGAATGAATTTGCGCTGATTGACGTAATAGTGGCACCAGAATTTGGCGCTCGGACTAAATCTTTTGGTCTGAAGCCTTGTCCTGAAACTCTGAAATGGTTATCTAAAACGGTGTAATCCAGATTGTAAACAGTGCGCGCATCAAAGCCAGTAGCGCTGACTGTTGCGACTAATAATCCTTCTAAAAAAATATCTATCGCATCAGGTTTAAATAATATCTGATAACAGCACTCATTCAGATATTGAAATGTCTGGAAAAAGATATCAGTATGAGAAGTGAACCCGCTTAATGTGGCATTGTATAAGCTTCCGAATCTTTTACCGATACCCCCTTGCGGATACAATAAAACATTTTGAGCAGTCTTAACGCCATTATAGTATTGAGAAGTTGTAACACGCGCATACATGAGAGGCGATAATTCACCCTTCGTAAAATTATCTTGCGACCATATTTGAGTAGTCATTAAGTATTTGCATTCCCAATAATGCCACCAATATTTCGACGAGACAGTACAGGAAAATCAACCTGACTGAAGTTAGGCCGGTTCGATGCGTCTGTTGCTGAAGCTAATGCTAATGCTTGAATTCTCTTACCTTCAATCACTGAATAATATTCTGGTTTCTGAGCGGCCGACAAACATAAATACGCGGCAATCTCATAAACAAAGTAACTAACGAATGATGCTGTCAATCGGCTAATGTCAGGCACGAAAGCGTATTCCATGAGCATCTCGCCATTCCAGTTGCAATATATTTTATCATTCTCATAAATTTCATAATCGTAATTCTGAGGTATCACTCGAACGTTCTTCAAATATCCTGAGGGCAATAAATAAATGCTCGTCCAATTTGATCCTGGGGGTGGAACTTGAACTGACTGTGAAAGCTGTGCGATCTGAACGGCAAAGCGCCAGTTACCCGTACTTAATACGGCTGGAAGCAAAAGATCAAAAGCTTGCTCTGCGGCAATCGTTAAGTCATCAGCATTATCAAGTGTCTGAATTGGCTTATGTCCAAGCTGCATAATAGAGAGACTGACAATGACAGTTTTGGTGAAGGCCACACGACACTCCTTAATTCCAGAAAACGGGCTAAGTGGGAATAGCCCGTTTTATAGTCTTACTTAATTACACTGTTGGTATAACTTTGTACCATACATGAGCAACAAATGCACTGTCGCCAGTAGTAAATGCCGCTGTAATATTGGAGAGGTATAAACCTTTGTTTACACATGTGGTAAATGTTTGTGGAACAACACCGCCATTAAATGTAAAGCCTGTGCTTGCAGCAGCTTGGAACGTAGCAGCAGATAAGGTTGAAGATGCAATGACACCCGCACCATTCGCTGTGCTATCGTATTGAACCGCAGCAACACCACCAGCCGCATAGTTAGCACTACCGTAAGTCATCAACAAATCAAGTTTGTCGAGAACGATTAAAGTATTAGCGCCACCAGCTGCAACTAACAATTTTGGAGCTGCATACATACCATTAAATTCAGCCGCTGTTACTGCTACGGTTGCGTATTGGACAACAGTCGCTGCAATCTTTGCGCTTGTTACAGCGGCATCAACGATCTTAACGGTTGATACTGAATCACTTGCCAATTTAACGGCGGTTACTGCACCGTTAACGATATCAGCAGTGTTTACAGTGCCCATTAAGCTCATAGCTACCAGTGTAATGGTTCCAGCTTCACGGTCTAATGTATCAACCTGATATGCGCCAGTAGCATCACTACCCGTTAGTATTATGTAGTCGCCTTCGGAAATACTGTAAACCTGAGATGCAAAATAATCAGCAGCTACGATGGTTGCTACAGTATCAGCCGCTGAGCGGTATGTGTATAAAGCTGGGCCGCCAACAGCTACGCTATCCACGTCTACTTCACCCGTGTTCAAGGCAACCGATTGTCGCGACCAATTTCTAATATCAAAAGTCATGTTACTTACCCCTTAATTAAATTTAATATTAAACGCTTTCGTCGCAATCAACTTCCAACACACCAGTGTTATCAATAATGACCGCACCAGCTGAGAAAATACCGTTGATCAACCAAGATGTTTCACGAGGTAAGTAGTTAATTTCGGTTCTGAAATCATGACCGATACCCATACCAGTGGATTGCTTATGCCAAGCAAACGTCTTACGAATGTTGCCAGTCTTAGGTAAGCCACCTTCAGCCATTTCAGGAATGATGATTAAGTTAATGCCTAAGTATTCTTTGATAAAGCCACGATCTAACACACGATTTTGTGTGTAGAAGGTAGACGTGAACTCTTGAGCAGCAAGCAATGAGCGGAAGTTGCTAGCAGACATAGCCACAAATCTTTCTGGAATTGGCACCGCATTATTTTCAAAGAATTCAATCATGCGTGTGTATTTTGCATAAGTGAAGTTTGTGCCACCGTTAGCAATCGTTTGGCCTGGATCAAGCGCCAACGCATCAATAGTGATTTGATCTGAACGACGACCCATAGCGTCTGCAACTAACATTGCATTTTCCATTTTGGTATCGAAGTTAACTGTTAATTCTTGAACGCTATCGACTGCGGTTGGTGCAGTGTATTTCAAGAGTGTGCAATTTTCTTTGGTGTAGCCTGGATCTTGGATCGTGACCGATTGTAAGTAACCAGTTTGAACCGCTTGGATCTGGTTTACTTTACGGAAGCTAACTTGATAACCGATAACGTCACGGCGTAATCGGATAGTGTCACGTAGTAAGAAACCGCGTGAATGGTATTCTGCTTTTACAAGCGCATCAAATTCTATCTGTTGGACGTTCGTCAATGATGTTGACATAGTAAACCCCTAATAAATTAATCAATATTTGACTAAAAAATTACCTTGGGCTTACCACATCTTGAGATTATCCGTTGAAGGGTCTCAGTGGAAAGTTGTCCTTTCGTGCAATCCTTGTCACGGGCATTGCACGACTGACTAAGAGTATACCAACTGTTTTAATTATTTATCAACGAAAGAAGTATTCCCTTTGGCCGCTAATGCTAGGCGACCTTGTAGCTCGGCGCGGTATTTAGGATCTGTTTTGTATTGTTGCAGATTTTTGGTCATTTCAGCAGTAACATCTTCTAATGTTGGCTGATTGGTCAAAGCTGTTTCATTGCCGCCTGGAACGACTGTATTTGTTGACATCATTTTGCCCCTTATTTCTTCTAATGCTTTTAGACTGTCAGCTGTTCTTAAGGTGCCTGTGAGGGCATCAAATGATGCTTGAGATAAATTAGCTTTTGCCCAATTGTTTAATGTCGTTAACCGCTCTTTGGCATTATCACCAAACTTGGTCATTTCTTCTTCATCGTTATTACTAAACTCGTCCAAATATTTATCAAATGACTCGACCATCTTATCCATGACTTCTCGAGGTACGCGTTTTTCTTTTGCGAGTGCCTTCAGTTCTTGGAATGGTTCATAAGCATCATCTATAAATTTTGACTTCGACAAATCATAATCATCAGGCACGTAGCCTAATTTCTTCTCAAGCTCTTTATAGCTTTCAGCTAAATGAGCAGCATTCTTAAAGTTTTGACCAAGCCAGTCAGGTCGATCGCCAACGCCAGGTGTCTTATCATCAATCCACCATTTTGGCTCATCTGTTGGCGTAACAGGTGGCTCGCCATTTGCATTTGTATTTTGGGCATCAGTTGTCATGCTTTATTCATCTCTCTTTCGATTCGCTGATTATGAAATTTTACTGAATTAGTTAGCGTTCTAAAGGCGGCTTTAAAACCATCGTAATATACAACCCCTGTTTTGTAGTTGCTATTTGCTGGATCGATTAATCCCGGCATGATGAAACGTTCTTCAATCATTTTTAATAACTGTCTACCGTCATCAGTTTGCGTGAAAACAGCATGACAAAGTTTATCGAAGGTAACAGTTTCAGGATGATTTTTATTTTTGTCGATACTTTCATTATAACCCGCAAAATATTCATTAGGGTTATTATTAATATATGGATTGTTAGACATGGTGCCTCATTAAGTTTATACCGCTGGGGGTGCTATCATTTGTGAACTTGGATTCTCTGGCGCTTCAGGCGTCATGCCGCTTGAGTCAGCCAATAATTGTTTTTGTTGGTTATGCTCATCTTGAACTTGCTGCATTACCTTTGATACTTCATCAGGCGTATTCAAGTATCGTGGATCAACTTGTAATGCGTCAGCCATTAAGTATGGGGTTGTTTTTGGATTCAAATATATTTGCGTAACTTCAGGCCCCATCATGCCTTGCATTAACTGAGTCCATTGTGTGAGGCGAGCAATATCTTGTTGGCCTTTAGCTAATGCGAGTGGCGATTTGTATTTAAACATCACCGGCACGCCATTCACTTCAGGGTATGGCAAAATACCCATCGTGTGAAGAATATGGGCGCAACGTGCTAATACTGGCTCAATGAATTCTTGTTGTAGACGCGAGAATAAAGGCCCGATTTTTTGCGCTAATGTTTGTTGTTTTAAAGATAATTCATAAGCTGTTTGCGGTTGTACGCCTGGCGCATCCGTTGGCGATTCAGCAAATAACAATGCTTTGATTTGCATTCTAAGATCATTGATTGTCAGCTGTGCAAAGTTAGCATCTGACGAGCCTGGTAATGGCATGATTGGAGCTTGGCCGCCGGTGCCAATAGGTGCAATAGGAATGATTGAAAACGGTTGCAACGTAAAGGTATGAGGGTTAAATACCGCATCCGAGAAGCCCATATAAGGTTTGAACACATTTAAGTTAGCTGATGCTAATTCAATTCGAGCCATTTCGTTTAAACTGATAATGGTTGGTAGTGCATCCATTACCGGCCCGCGACCCCATGTCTCATTATTTGTTTTTTGGAAGCGCCATACAACACCAGGATTCGATTCAAGCCACTCTTGTAATAAAATACCGTTAGGCGTCCATACAGCATAGCAATAACACTTCTTACCATTTTGTGGAAAATAAGCCACACCTTCGTATAACTGACGTACTTTGGCATCTGGATCAGCCATTAAGTCTGCAATTAAATCAGGTGTTAAAACGATGTTCTTCCAGCGGGTATTCAATTGCGATATACGCAATGCTTGCCAGGTTCTAAACCATGATTCGATTTTACCGTTAGCCGCTTCTTCAATTGCTAGCTTATCAATTGGCATACTCGTAAACATTAATGGGCGTGAATCGGTGTGCTGATTGATAACGATGCAAGCGGTGCCAACGGCTAAGTCGAAATAACATTCATTAATAACCACATCGAAATTTGATTCATGAATATAGGTAAACAATCTACGCATGTATTTATCTAATACAATCTGTGCATTTTCCAACACGGTGGCATCCATGTCCGGATCATCCACCATGCTGTCATCAACTTGCAAGAATCCCCATTGTACTTGGGGTGGTGTCATTGTGTCTTGGAGTTTAGAAACAAATGTCTTTGTACCTTCTACCGCCGTTGTATCAAATACCCGTGTATTCTTTGTGTCACCTTGGAATTGCTCTGTGGGTTGATAGAAGCGATTTCTAAAAGGAATGGCGTAATGATAGCAAGCTTCCAATATATTTAACCAAAGATCGGCAATGCCCTTTGCAGCTTGATAGCGTTTCTGCAAAGTATAAAGCATTGTGTCGTTGCCAGCGGCTATTGGAACGATATCATTATTCATTCGTTTAGCTTCCTAGAGTGTTATTAATATCACCACCAGTATTTAAAAAGCCAGCCGGTCTAAAACTTCTTCTAAGCGAACGGATCTGCTTTTCTTGTACACGACGTTTTTCTACCGCCATCTCACCACGTTTAGCGTTAATTTCTTCTTGAGCCATGCGTGTTTGTTCTTTGTAAGCGTTAACTTGAGCATTCACCGCATTAGCTTGCGCTCTTTTCTCTTGCGCTGTAGGGGCGCCAGTGACAGCATGATAGGTACTAGAGGCAACACCGAATGGATCGTACCAGCGTGACATAAGCAATCTCCTTGTTTGTTCAAATCCAAATATGAATATATACTGTTTTTTCAGCAAATTCGTGTGGCTCAATCTTTCGATTCACGTAAACCATGCGCCACGGTATCTTAATCTTTTTGCGCAATTCCCGTATCTGTGAAGCTATTTTGGACATTTCTGTTATCGCTCATCTTTAATAGATCAGATTTTAACTCATCGACTTGTTTTTGTAATGCAATTACTTGGTGTGTATTCAAGCCAACGTTAATAGCTTCCATTAGCTGCTTGATCTCTCCAGCGGTATAATCACCTCTACCAGCTTGATCTAATAATTGGGCATAGTGTTTATCTGGCGTTGCTTCAGGATCAAGGTCTAATCTAATACGTGAATTCTTACCAACTCCAAATCTTGACCAGCCCATCATGCGCCAATGCTCAAACCTACAGCCCATGCCTTCGCCTGGTTCCGGAACGTAGTTTCTCAGTTCCATTCCCTCATATTCCCAATTCTCTCTAGCGTGCATTTTGCCTAATGAGTAACACATAGCAAACATAGGTGATCTTTTTATCCAGTTATAAAATGTATCTTCACTGATTTTTACAGCCGTACAAAATGCGCTATAGCGACCACGCTCGGGGTCAGCCATGATATTAATAATCATTGGGCAATGTATTTCTTCGTTTAACTTGGTTGGCTTGTCTCTCAGGGTTTCGTATATCGTTTTGGCATCGTCTAATGTCATCTGAAAGTCTGTCCTGTTAGAATATGAGATATCATATCTTACTATAAATGGAATACAAACAAATGTTAAATGTTGATCAATTACGTGAGCTTATCATTAAACCAGCTCTTAGTAAGCTTCATGCTTATTCTGAGGTAGCTTCTGAGCTTCTTGTCTTTACCTGTGCGGTTGAGTCTGAGGGCGGAACTTATGTTAAGCAGATTAAAGGCCCCGCTTTGGGCATCTATCAAATGGAACCAAAAACTTATTATGATATTTGGCAAAAGTTTATTCGTAATAAATCAAACATGCTTATGTTAATGACGACTAACTTTTTATGCCCACGTGTTCCACCTGAAGAACGTTTGATTTACGATTTAGAATTTGCAACCGCTATGGGTCGCATTCACTATCAACGCATTCAAGAGGCATTACCAAAGTCAGCTGACCCCGAAGTGCTTTGGGAATATTACAAACAATATTGGAATACCCCAGAAGGATCAGCTAAAAAAGATAAGTCTCTCAAAGCGTATGAAAACTTTATTCGCTTAGGGAAGCCGATCCGAAATGTTTCTGAATCTGTTTCCTAGAAATAGTACATAGACACCGAGTGCATAGTAATCGTGTTACGCTCTTGGTGTCTTTTGTAATATCCCAATCGCATGGTATGTAATAATGCTGACCTCGATTCTCGCCACATAACTTCGCTTCATCGATCTTCTTGTCATATTCTTTTTTAGTAAGCTTTTCTAAATCGTAGCTGCTCATCATTATGTGATCGCCTTAATTGCCCACATTACTGCTTGTTCGAGATTTGTTATTGCTAATGCTCTGCATCTTTGATCTTTAACAAACTCTATGTCATCAATTTCTAATAACAATGTTTCAGCTCGACTTTTAATATCGTTCATTTTTTTCTTTTGCTCATCTGTTAATGGTGAATATTCTTTGCGAAAAACATCTGACATGGTTCCTATCTCCCTAAAATATTGTATAGCTTTTTTTATATCTTCATATGAGTTCATGCCAAAAGAATAAGGTATTTAGCAGTGCAGTACAAGCGCCTATGGGATATCCCTCAGGCTACCATTACCTACAACACTAAACTCTAATCTATAATCTCTAATCTTCGAACTCTGAAAATACTTCGCGCATTCTTG